TCTTCATAACAAATACAACAAATATTTGTCATTGCATAATCTTGCAGCCAAACGTGCTGGGATGGAATATGACAAAATGAAGCGCATGAAATGGATGTATTACAATGGCAAGTTAGATCAAGAAGAACTTGACAAACTTGGCTGGGAGCCATTTCGTTTCACTCTTAAATCCGACATCCAAGTTTATCTTGATGGCGACGATGATCTTACCAAACTCAAACGCAAGAAAGCCTATCATGAAGAGGCTGCAAGTTTTTGCACCAACGTTATGAAGGAACTCAACAATCGCACGTGGCAGTTGAAAGAGTACATGGGCTGGGAGAAGTTCATTCAGGGTGCTCGATGATAGAACACGTCGTTGTTGAAAAAGTAAATAATATCTACGTCCAAGTGACTGCTGAACCTGCCATCTTGCAAGAGATGTCAGAGTTTTTTACATTTTCAACTCCAGGCTATCAATTTTCTCCAGCCTTTCGAAATAAATATTGGGACGGAAAGATTCGACTCTTGAATCTGAATACAAGACAAATCTATCTTGGTTTAGTTCCGTATATCAAAAAGTTTTGCAAGGACAGCAACTACACCTGCGAGTACATCGATGAAGAAAAAGAAATCTATCCTGTTGACACCAAAAATTTGGCTTCGGCTCTTTCTTTGTCAATTGAGCCCAGAGATTATCAGTTACTTGCGTCTAGCGTCGGACTTACAAAAAAGAGAACTGTACTCGTTTCACCAACCGCGTCGGGAAAATCACTAATCATTTATATGATGATTCGCCACCTGCTGAACACAGGTAAGAAGCGCGGATTGTTGATTGTTCCTACGATTAATCTCGTCACTCAGATGCATAGTGACTTTAAAAACTACTCATCTGTTAATGGATGGGATGTAGAGAAATATTGCCAGAAGATTTATGGTGGTGAGAGTAAAATCCCTGATAGTGATTTGATTATCTCTACATGGCAGTCAATCTATGACATGCCAAAGAAATATTTCGCGCAGTTTGATTTTATTATCGGTGACGAAGCGCATACATTCAAAGCCAAATCATTGACAAGCATCATGACAAAGTTGATTAACTGTGATGTGCGTATTGGCACGACAGGTACGCTTGATGATAGCAAGGTAAACAAGTTAGTTCTTGAAGGATTGTTTGGTCCGACATTTAAAGTTATTTCTACCAAAGAACTCATTGAACGAAAGCAATTAGCCAACTTCAGCATCAAATGCATTGTATTGAAGTATCCAGAAATAGTTTGCAAAACAGTTAAAGGTTTCACGTATCAGGACGAGATGGCTTTTCTCGTTCAACATGAAGGTCGTAATAGATTTATTACTGATCTTGCTTTGAATTTAAAGGGGAATAGTCTTGTATTATTTACTTATGTTGAAAAACACGGTAAACTATTATTCGAATGGATAACTGAAAAAGCAAATGGTCGAAAAGTATTTTTTATTCATGGTGGGGTTGAAGCAGAAGATCGCGAAGCAGTAAGGCATATTACTGAACAGGAAAACGACGCGATCATTGTGGCAAGTTACGGTACATTCTCGACTGGTGTCAATATCCGTAACCTACATAATATTATCTTCTCCTCTCCAACAAAAAGTAAGATTCGAGCATTACAATCAATCGGTCGTGTATTGCGTTTAGGTGAAAACAAAGACGCAGCCACGTTGTACGATATCGCTGATGATCTACGTTATGGTCCTTATACAAACTTCACACTGAAGCATTATGAGGAACGAGTGAAGATCTACAGTGAAGAAAAATTTCCTTTCACAACGAATAACGTAAGGATAAATTAATGTCTGAAGATAAAGTAGAATATAAACCAAAAGGCGAACTTAGATTTGTTCGTTTGCGCACTATTCCTGATGATGTAATTGGATACGTTACATATAACGAAGGGTATATCACAGTTGAACTTCCGTTGCGCATTGAGATTGAAACGCTGTTTGACGAAGGTCGGCAAATCCTTGCAATGCAAGAATACTTACCACAAGCAGTTGTTGAAATCAAAGAAGTTGATTTCATCAATGATGAAGTCTTATTTGCAACTCCAGTCAAAGCAGACTTTGTTGAGCAATATGAATATGTCGCTGATTTCTTCTATAATAACACAACAAACATAAAGACACCAGTTAAAAAGAAAACAAAGGGGCTTGATAGTAATCCTGAAACAGCCGAGAAAGTTGTTTCTATTCTTGAAGCAATGGCAAACAAAAAAGACAAACCAGTACACTAATTATGGCAAAGAATCACTATATCAATAACAAGGATTTCCTCAAGGAAATGACTGCATATCGCACAGCAATTCGTAAAGCAAAAAGGCTTGGGCAACCAAAGCCACAGATTCCGCGTTACGTTGCTGAATGCTTTATGAAGATTGCTGAGAATCTTTCACACAAACCTAATTTCTTGTCATATACCTTTCGAGACGAAATGGTTGCCGACGCAATTGAAAACTGCGTGATGTACGTTGACAATTTTGACCCAGCAAAATCAAGCAATCCATTTGCCTATTTCACTCAAATAGTATATTATGCATTCTTACGCCGCATTCAAAAAGAGAAGAAGCAACTATATGTTAAATACAAATCAACTGAAACTGCTGGAATACTCGACGAGTTCGAACTCAATGAGAATGAAGATGGAACTTTCCGCCAATTCGAATTGTATGAAAACATTTCCGAATTCATACAAAATTACGAAAACGCTCGCAAAGAAAAGAAAGCCAAGAAAGCAGGGCTAGAGAAGTTTGTTGACGAGGACGTCGTTAAGTGAAGATTGCTATACTAGGTGACACACATTTTGGTATGAGAGGCGATAGCATTGCCTTTCATAATCATTATCGTGAGTTTTATACGAAACACTTTTTCCCGTATTTGGTGGACCATGGAATCAGGACCATCTTTCAACTTGGTGATCTATTTGATCGCAGGAAGTATATTTCTTTTCAGTCTCTTGCTCTTTGCCGCAAGTATTTTTTTGATAAACTGGCTGAACATAATATAGAAATGCATACGTTGCTCGGCAACCATGACATCACATTCAAGAATACACTTGAAGTAAATTCACCAGAGTTGTTGCTGCAAGACTACACAAATGTCTATATCTATAACGAACCAACTTCATGGCAAGGAATCGATATTATTCCGTGGATCTGCAAAGATAACGAAGCAGAAATTCTAGATTTTATCAAGAGAAGCACTAATCACGTTTGCTTTGGTCATTTCGAACTGCAGGGTTTTGAAATGGATCGCGGGAATATTTGCCATGAAGGCATGGATCCTGCTACGCTACAAAAATATGATCTAGTAATGTCAGGACATTTTCACCACAAGAGCAATAGTGGCAGCATTGTATATGTTGGTACTCCAGGGGAAATGACTTGGGCTGACTATAACGATGAGCGTGGGTTTCATGTTTTTGATACTGAAACTCGCGACTTAGAATTTATTCAAAATCCATTGAAAATGTTTTATAAAATTCAATACAATGATGATGAGTTATACTACAATGATTTGATAGATGCTGACTATTCTCACCTCGCAAGCAAATATGTTAAAATTGTTGTAGAGAAGCGTAATAATTCATTCTTGTTTGATACTCTATTAGACACTTTGGCGAAAGTAAATCCATTAGAAGTATCTGTTGTTGAAGACTTCTCTGAAATTACTGATAACGTTGAGGTCGATATTGATCAGGCTGAAGACACAATGACAATTTTAAACAAATATGTTGATGGGTTGACATTGCCAGTAGAATCAGATAAAATAAAGACTGTTCTGCGTGATGTGTATACTCAAGCATTGTCTATGGAGACTGTGTGATATTCTTTTCTAAAGTTCGATACAAGAACTTTTTATCAACTGGAAACATATTCACTGAGATTAATCTCGGCGAACACTCAACCACACTTATTGTTGGTGAGAATGGTGCAGGCAAATCAACATTCCTAGACGCTATCACATTCAGTCTTTTCGGTAAGCCATTTCGTAATATTAACAAACCACAACTTGTAAACTCAATCAACGAAAAAGATTGTATTGTTGAAATAGAATTCACAATTGGTAAAATAAATTACAAAGTTGTTCGTGGAATCAAACCAAATATATTTGAGATTTACGTTGACGGTGATTTGTTAAATCAAGACGCCAAGTCTAAAGATTATCAGGATTATCTTGAGAAAGTAATTCTTAAGATGAACTACAAGTCATTCACACAGATAGTAATTCTAGGGTCAACCAATTTTACTCCATTTATGCAGTTGTCTGCTGCTGATCGTAGAACAGTTATTGAAGATTTACTAGATATTCAAATCTTTAGTTCTATGAATGTGATTGTAAAGAATAAACTCCATACTCTAAAAGACGAAGCAACACAACTAAAGATTCAAATTGATAACACCAAAGATAAAATTGATCTGCACAAGAAACATCTAGACGAACTAAAGAAAAACACAAAAGAAATTGTTGATGCAAAGAAACAAGAAATTGAAGAGAATCGTACTTCATTGCATCAGTTACAAGTTGAAGGAAGTCAAAAAGAAAAGCAAATCGATGATCTAGTTTTTCAAGTATCAGATGAAGAGTTTACAACAAAGCGTTTTAATAAACTAAACAATCTTGAAGCCAAGATCGAAGGGAATATCCAGAAACTCGAGAAAGATATCGAGTTCTATTCTGTAAATTCGACTTGTCCAACCTGCGATCAGGCTATCAATAATAAAGAAGAAAAAGTCCACACATGCAACAATAAAATTACAGAACTGAGTAAAGGATTAAAGAAACTAAAGGAAGAAAACGATGCCGTTCTACAGCGAATCAATACCATCAAAGCAACTCAAAAAGAACTCAAAACTTTTGAACAAGATCTTGTGCGGATCAATACTTCTCGTAGCCAAATTGGAAAATACATTAAGAAACTTGCTGACGAGATTACAGAAATAGAAAACAAACCAGCCATGAGCGATGAGTTCAAAGCGCAATCAAAACAGTTACTCAATGCATTACAAGCATTCAACGAT